TAATTTGAATGCTAAAAACCTTTTTAACTTTATAGCTAAAGGAAAAGAAAAAGTTAGAAAAGATTTCGCAACCGCAATGTCAGGTAGACCTGGTAATAGATATCAAGGTGATTTTGTAGGTATGTTTGGTGAAGATATCAATAGTGATGATGATGTTAATTATGGATTGGTTGAACCAGAAGAATATGATGTAGAAGATGAGGATATGGTAGACTTTATTTCTTTTATGAGAAGTTATAGTAAACAATTATCAGAAGCAAATTGTAATTGTGTTTATGAAGCAGAGTATCAGGGTAGAGATGTTCAATTAGGTAAACCAATGCAAGGTGATGTTAAGAAATTCAAAGTATATGTAAAGAATCCTGCAGGAAATGTTGTTAAAGTAAACTTCGGCCAAAAAGGAATGAAGATTAGAAAATCAAATCCAGCTGCTAGAAAATCATTTAGAGCAAGAATGAATTGTGATAGTCCAGGACCAAGACATAAAGCAAACTATTGGTCTTGTAGAAAATGGTAAATTTGGAAATGTGGAAAATTTTCCATATATTTAGAAAAATAGAATAATAAAAAAATGGCAGATAAAACAATATTTAGTAGGTTACAAAAATTATTTTCAACAAACACAATTGTTCGTAAAACACAAGATGGTGTAAAAGTTGTTGATACGGATGAGTGGCAGAATATGACCACAAACTTAGTTGACCGCTTTATGAAAATGAAAGTGACCAATTATGGTACAGGAGCAACTCAATCTTCAATGGCATATCAACAAGTTAGAATTGATTTGTTTAGAGATTACGACTCAATGGATATGGACCCGATATTATCATCTGCATTGGATGTATATTCGGATGAGTGTACGGCAAGAAATGAAATGGGTAATGTATTAAAGATACATCACGAAGACGATGAAATAAAACAAATATTAGAAAATTTATTTTATGACATTATTAATGTAGAATTTAATTTATGGCCATGGACAAGAAATCTTGTTAAATATGGTGATTTTTTCCTACAACTAGAAATAGCAGATAAAATAGGTATTGTAAATGTAATGCCATTATCAACATACGAAGTTAGTAGAGTAGAAAACTTTGACCCAGAAAATCCACAAAGAGTTAAATTTATATATGCACCATACCAAAACCCATCGGGTGGTTATGGTCAAACTCCAAAGAAAGAATTTGAAAACTATGAAATGGCCCATTTTAGATTAAATTCTGATTCAAACTTTTTACCTTACGGAAAATCAATGATTGAAGGTGCAAGAAGAGTTTGGAAACAATTGATGTTAATGGAAGATGCTATGTTAATTCATAGAGTAATGAGAGCTCCTGAAAAAAGAATATTCAAAATTGACGTAGGTAATATTCCACCAAATGAAGTGGATAATTACATGCAGAAAATTATCAATGGTTCTAAAAAAGTTCCATTTGTAGACGAAAGAACGGGTGAGTACAATTTGAAATACAATATGCAAAACCTTATTGAAGATTATTACATGCCGGTTCGTGGTAATGATAATGGTACTTCAATTGATACCCTAAAAGGTTTGGAGTATAATATGATTGATGATATTAACTACTTAAAAGGTAAGTTAATGGCAGCATTGAAAATTCCAAAAGCATTCTTAGGATATGAAGAAGATGTAAATGGTAAAGCAACACTCGCAGCACAAGATGTTAGATTTGCAAAAACAATTGAAAGAGTTCAAAGAGTTTTGATTTCCGAATTAACAAAAGTTGCAATTGTACATTTATACGCGCAAGGTATTACCGATGATAGATTGACTAATTTTTCGTTAGAACTCACAATTCCATCAAAGATATACGAACAGGAGCAAGTTGAATTATATACTTCTAAAGTAGCATTGATTACACAAATGCAACAAACAAAAATGTTCTCTAAAGAATGGATGTATGATGCAGTTATGAAATTTGCAAAAGACGAACAAGATGAAATGACATTGCAAGTATTGGAAGATACAAAACAAACATTCCGTTTAACATCAATTGAAACACAAGGTGTAGACCCGGCAAAGGAAACAGGTACCGATGGCCCGACAAATGTAGAAGAAGAATTAAATAAACTTAATTTGGAACTGGAAGAAGATGACAAAGGTGGTAGACCACGTGATGCAATTAGATATGGTAAAGATGACCACCCACAAGGTAGAGACCCGTTAGGTATTAAGACTCTTAAACAAAAAGAAGGTTCGGTAAAATACAAAGCAAGAGATTCATATTTAGAGATATTTAAGGATATGAATGGAAATAAAAAGACTATTTTAACAGAAGATACCACAAAAGAGTAATAAACCAATAATAAAATATATTTATATCAGAATAATTGTATAATTTGATGAAAAAAATAAAACATTCGAAATTTAAAAATACGGGATTTATATTTGAATTATTAGTAAGACAAATTACTGCAGAAGTAATGTCATCTAGTAAGTCAGTAGCTGAAAAACTTTTAAAAGAACACTTTAATTCTAAGCAAGAATTATCAAAAGAATTGAAATTATATCAATATCTTATTAATGAAAAATATAATTCAGAATCAAAGGCTGAACAATTCATTAATACAATATTAGAAGCTCGTAAGAAAATCGATGAGAAAAAACTTACAAAAGAAAAATACAATCTTATAAAAGAGATTAAAGAAACTTATGATTTAGATGAGTTTATCAAATCTCCAATTTCTAATTATAAAACATTAGCATCTATTTATAAAATATTTGAAACAGTTGTAACCGATACACAATACGAACCAACCGATATAGTATCAGCAAGATTTACAATTGCAGAAAATATTATTAATTCTTCTATTCAAAATAAAGATGTAAAACTTAAAGATGCAGTTTTAGAAGAATATAGAAAACAAGATGATGATTTAAGAGCGGTTTCTTATAAATTATTAGTTGAATCATTTAATAACAAATATAGTAATCTTACAAATGACCAAAAGGGTTTATTGAGAGAATATATTAATAATATCAATAATACTGGTAAATTAAGTGAATATGTTTCAAATGAGGTAACTAAATTGGTAGAAGGATTAAAACAAGTTGGTTCTAAAATTTCTGACAAAGTAACAAAAATTAAATTAGCAGAAACTATTACAAATATTAGAAAAATTAAATCTGTTAAAAAGATTAAAGAACAACACTTATCGGCAATGATGATGACATATGAATTATTAAAAGAATTAAAAGAATCAATAAAAAAATAAAAAATGGTAAATTATAGAATATTTAACGCAAAAGAATATACCGCAGGACAATCCGGTTCATTGGAAAATGCATGGGGTGTAATGAGAGGTTCAGCAGTTTGTTCAGGTTCAGTATACTTAGAAGGATTTGTAACTCCGTCAGGTTCAACACCGGCTAGCACTCGTTCTACTTTAAAATTAGAATCATTGGCACAAGGTGAACCAATTCCTTGTTATGTTAGAAGTATTACAGTAACATCTGGAACAGCATATTTATTAGCATAATAAACACAAAAAAATGCCAGAAGTATCTAAAGAACAACAATTAAGTAAGATTAGAGAAATCGTTCGTAAAATAGTTAGAGAAAGAATGATTGACGAAATGAACACCACAGGTAATATTGAAGGATATAATACTCCATATGCATTTAGTGGTAAAGATAGTGAAAAGAAAAAAGCCAAAAGACAAGCAGACCTAACAGGATATACTCCAGTTAATGAAAATAGATGGTTGGCATTAAAACAAGATGAATCAACCGCACAATCTAAAATTGGTAGAGGTATATCTAATATCAATAAACAATTGAGAGAAATGGAAAGATTTCTTAATTGGTATGGTAAGATTAAAAATGAAAGTGGTGTTAGTAATAAATCCTATTGGAAAAGAACAAATAGTCATATTTATAGTATACAGGAGAGATTATTAAAATTAGACCAAAAAATCAGACAAATATCAGAATAATGAAACATACAGAATTAAAAGAACTTATCCGTCAAGTAGTTAAAGAAGAGGCAGACTACCAACAATTATTTAAACATATGTTAGATAGAACAGGTAAATCTATTCCTGATATGTCCGATGGTGAAAAGGTAAAATTTTTTAGTGCAGTAGATAAAGCATATAAAGCAAAATCAGAAGGTAAATTAACAGGATACAACGAAGCTGAATTATCAGCAGGCCAAAAGAAAATTGATGTGGATGGTGATGGTGAAATAGAAGGTTCGGATTTAGCAGCATTAAGAAATAAAAAATAATGAGTAAAGGATTATTAATTGAAACACATTTGTTTGAAGCAAAACTTCAACAAGAAGAAAATGGAACTTATTTAGTTAAGGGAATTCTTCAAAGAGCAGGTGCTCCAAATCAAAATAATAGAAGATATCCTAAAGAAATATTAGAAAGAGAGTGTCAAA